TGTTAAAATACCATGATCTGGATATTGATCAATAATTTTTTCTACTGTTGCATAATATTTGTCATTGGTTCCTAAAAATAAATGCTTGAATTGTATATTGTCTTTATGCTTTTTGTATATGTCAAAATTAATTGTTTTTTCAAAATGTATTCCTACGCCATTAGGATATACTTCTTTATCACATAAGTCTACAATTTTCTCAGGTTCATAAAATTCTACTGCTAGTGGATATTTTGTAGGATGATTTTCTGAGTATACACTAATTACATTACCTGCAAACAAAGTACGTAGTATCATTTGCTGTTGCATTGTGTAACTATCAAAGTCTTGGTAGCTCAATGTCATCATACTCCTACCCATAATTAGTGTAGCGTCTCCTGTCCAACCATCTAATGAGTTAAACAAAACATTATGTTGATGTATGTACTTGTACTTCAATACATCTAAGTAATCTTGCTGTGTAAAGTTTCTATGTGTAATTACAATTACTCTTGCTTTTATTCCTAAACTATTCAAAAGAGAGCAATACTCATAGCTGTAATAAAAAAGTCCATCTACAGGTTTACTTGTTACAACAATATTAAGCATTGAATTTTTCCTTTAACCAATCAAAGTCATTTATTAGCCGAAGGTCAGCCCCGCTAGAAAGGCCAAACTCCATACCAGCCCTAGCACCTCGAATCGCATACTCACAAAATCTTCCATTAGCCTTAGTAGTCCATATTTTGAGTCTTTCATCTGTTTCTCCTTCATCTTGTCTATCAATTATTTTACTGCTTAACTTTGCACATTCTCTAAATGCACTTTTCCATGTGCTAAATTCATCTGTATTAAAAAACGTAATATTAGATACTTCATTCATAACCTTAAAATTATTACTAATACTTGTTGTCATATCACTACTATTTGTATCTAAGTTCCTTGTAAGTTGTGTTGGTAAAAGTTTTACACCGCCATAACCGTATGCTAAATCATTTATAGGATTTATACTTGTCCATACATGCACTACATCTTCAACTAAATTAGGAACAATATAATCAAAGTTAAAACTGTCTAATACTTCTGCGTCTCCGTCAACAACATAAAAATAATCTGTATTTGCAATCTTAGCCGCTTCAATGTGTGCGTTATGTATTCCTTTTACATTCTTTATACGCTTTACTCTATCACCAAATACACCTGTGCTATTATATCTAGTGTACAGATCTTTATATAAGTCATCTGCATTAGGCTCATAGTAACTTATAAAAACTATATCATACATGCTTTGCAGTCCTCTAAAAATCTATTCATTTCCGGAAATGTTTCTACGAAATTTGTGCCACGTCTTTTATCATATTGTTGAATCCATTCGTAAAACATACGCCTGCCGTCAATAGCTTCTTTTTCAAACTTTTCTGGTTGATCATGCCTTACATTCAAATCAGCAATAATTCTTTGCATCTTTTGTATTTCCATAGTTGAAAAATTATTCTTTTTCATTAAAGAGACACAAGGATATAGATATTCTTGTACCAAATCGTATGTGCTAATTTTAGCATCTAAAAATCCAGGACTTTTTACATAAGGTATATCTACTAATGTTCTTTGGAAATCTTTTGTATAATATTTGTTTTTTAAATCAGCAACATATTGTAAAAATTTATAAAATGTAGGAATACTTAAAATATTAAATGCACTCATAAAACTACAGACTCCTTGAGTGCTACTTAAATAATATTCGACATTACGAGTAAACATATCCCAATCCATACCAAACCTATTGTATTCTTGTTGTTCACCAACCCCTTCAGCACTAACAAATAATATAAAACGCTTGATGCATTTCTTATCTTCTAAAACTTTAATTTTATCTACAAACTGTTTCCATAGGTCGCCTGGAGGACAAGCATTTGAATTAATCGAAAATTCTAAGTTAGGCTGTGGATTGTGCATAAGATGATCAATAACTTTATTTGTATGTTTTGACATCAGCGGTTCACCGCCTGTAATTCTAAAAGTATGCATATGTTGTACTGCGTCTGGAAACCATTTCCAAAATGCTTCTATATACGGATTTTCTTCTCTTTCAGGAATCTGTTTTTGATATTCGTCAGGCTGATTGTATTTCCAATTAGTTGAATCAAATGTATAAGCACCATGTTCTCTAATCTCATCACCCCATTTACTACTAAATGCAGGACCACAATATCCGCATTTAAAATTACATACATTACTAAAACTTACTTCTACATATGTAGGATAAAAATCTTCATCTCCTGTTAGATTCTTAATTGTGTCATAGTGCGGCCAACTGAAACTATCTCTACTTTTCCATATCCTATCACTTGTCATTCCGGTATTGTCTTCTATTCTCCAACAATAATTACATTCCTCAGGACGTTCATTATTCAACATTTGCTTTCTTATGTTTTTCTTAAAGCCTGTATTATGTAATACACTTGGATTAGTTGCAAGATCATTTAAATCGATAGGGTGAGCTTTTACGTGATGGCAACTTTGTGTAAGTCCTGAACCTAAATGTATTGTAACTTGCGTCCATTTGGCAAGACAAAAGCCGCAACCGACAGCGTCTAGTTTCTGTTTAACTTCTGTTGGCTCTACTCGCATTAATTTTCTCTGTCAATTACCTTGTTACTAATTACTCTACCATAATTATTATTAACTGTCTTAAAGAATGCACTCTGTTCTTCATTCAAAGGCTGTACCGCAATAGGAATTTCTAATTCATTGATTAACTGTGAGCCATTGTTGAATATTTCAGAATGCAAAACATCTTCAGGCATTTCTTCTCTTCCTGCAAATAATTCATTCAAGTATTGGAAATCTCTTACATTAGTATAGTCCCAATCAGACAACATTGTCATAACTAGTCCTTCTCGAGCTCCTGCAATCGCCCAATATCCATTAGGTATATCAGCACCTACCATCATCCAAATATATAACATGTTTAAGTTTTTAGCATGTCCTACTATAAACTCTTCTTTGCTTATCCTTACACCTCTATCGAGAGCAAGTTTTACTCCCTCTCTAAAACCAGCACGCCAGGCTTGTTGTGGTGTTTCATTATTGTGTACATCTGAATAACAACTGTTTTGTTGAATGTAGTTTATATCCCAACAAAAATCTACTTGTGCATGTGGATTATTTGGATCTGCATTTTCATGTGTTTTCATATTCAAAACATATTCTTTAGGCCAACATTTCAATCCGCCATTGCCGTACATTAATCCGTTTATTGTATTTTTTCCACACCAACTTATTACACTATTTTCTAAATCAGTATGTTCATCAAAGTCTAATACTTGATCGATAAAATCTTGACGTATAGTGTTGTCACCGTCAACTGTAATAAATCTATCTGTTTCAGATAATTCTGCACAGGCTTTATGTGCGGCATCTGAACCTTCTACTCCATGTACACGTTTTGCCCACGGAACTTTTGTTAGCAAATCTGCATAATTTTTTTCTGCGTTTGGCTCATCATAACTTAAAAATATAATATCAAGTTCTGCAATCTTCATTATATCTCCTCATAAACACAACGTAACGAATTGCTATCTGTGAATATGCTGTATGGCTTATCTAATTTTATTTCTAGTTCCAACTTATCACCAACTTTGTAATCTACAGATTCAATAAGAAAATGCGGATCATCTTTTTTTGTAACGCTAAACATAATACTTGCGTCAAACTTTACATTAGATAGACCTTCGATTGTATTAATATAACATAAATCCTTCTTTTTGTCAACAGAAAAGATTACATCAAAGTATGGATCTTTACGTTTTTCTTGTAATTGATGAAGTACAAATTGATTCTTATCTTCGTTGTTTTCAAGTTTCCTTAATTCGTGTTGTTTAGTTACAGAACTAAAAATAACTTTATAATCTTCCATTTTGTCTTTAAAAGTTTTTATAGGCTCTATTTGATCTTCAGTAACTTCAATATGTTGATATCCTTCTTCTTGACTAGGACCAATGGCAAAAATTTCTCCTGTATCAGGATTGAAAGATACATATTGTTTTGTCTCAACCTTAATACTATGCATATTTTCCTATCACCTCTTCACAAAATTTATGTTCTACATAGTGGAAAACTCCAGACTGTAAATAATTTCCTATTTTTAAATTACAACTATCATCTAAATAAAAAGGTATATCTTGCATCCAGGATCCGTTTGTAACCTTCCATTCTTGTACACGTGGTTTCATATGAACAAAGTTTAAACTGCTTATTTCATATTTTTGTAAATTGCTATTCAAGACAGCAATAGCATGATTTACGTCCATGCTTGATACTTTAGGTTTTAGTTTTTTCAAATGTATATTATAAAAGTCTTCCGTATGCTTACAGACAAGTTCTAGATGTTTGTAATAATCTAAAGCAATATTATCTTGTCTAAAGTAATGGAATGCATTGTAAATATTTGGTAAATTATTTTTTACAAATACTTGTCTATAAAAATCATCAACAATAATATTGCCTCTATAAGTTTTTGCATCAGTTAAAAATGCTACACTACGTCCTTGTAAACTATCCCAGACATAGTCTATGTTACTTAAAAATATTGTGTCTGTATCTAAAACTATAGTTTCTTCATAAGGCGTAATATGGAATACTTTCCATCTATGTTCTGTACTGTAAAAACTCTTATCTGATTTGCGTTGTGGAACTTCAATTATGTTATCAAATAATTTTTTATACTTTGCAGGCACAACATCATTAGTCATTATAGATACATTTGATATAGATTGTGTTTTCTTGATGCTTAATGCACAAAGACATGCTTGCTCTACATACTCATTACCCATTGCAACTAACAAATATCCTTTAGACATTTAACAACCTCTCTAAACTAAATTTGTTCATTACATGCACATTCATATCTTTAGTGGATGACAATATGTATTCATTGTGTACGTTTTCTTTTTGTAAAAGAAATACAAGTTTACTGTCGTTTATTTTTTGTAATATATCTCTGTCTAGTGTATAGTACAAAGTTCCAGGCAAATCTTTTGCCCAATTACTTTCTACAAAACCGTCCATCATGTGTATAGCTATACTAAAAATATGATCATTTCTAAAATTTCTTGATCCTAAGTCAAAAACCTGCGAATAATGATTCCAATTTTTTCTAAGTGTTTTTAAGAGATTAAAAAATATTTCTGTTTGTTTAGTTCTTGTAAAACAAAAAGCCGTTGCCCAATAGAATGAAATACCTTTATCATTAATATATTTAAATTCATCATGTTTACGCCATGTTGTTAAATCAGTACAATTTTTATATATTTGGAATTCGTATAAATTATTAAAAGCATTTTTTAAATCTGAGTTACACAAAATAACATCTGTATCTAAAACTAATGTTTGATCATAAGGCGAAATATCAAAACTGTTTATTCTTCCTGCATTATTAAAAGAAATATTAGTATGTGTACTTGCACCATCGTAATACCTTTTGTAATTTCCGCTAGGATGTTCTACAGTAATTACTTTATCAAAATATGTGGTATCTACTTGTTCAGGCGTAGATGTCACTATTGATGTAGGCAAGTCTAAATACTTGCGTACTCTTGTAGCCAGTTCCTGTGCCTGCAAAATGTAATTTACTTTATTGTTGTTATTTGCAAAGCATAGTACACCATTATTCATCAATTAAACCTTCTATGCTTCTTTGTGATGTAAGTTTCTTATATTCACTCAAATAGATGTTACTTGCTGTTACATATTTGTTCTTTACAAGATCAAAAAATTCTTGCACATTATCTATTTCTATAGGGGTATCATTGTCGTCAACAATTACAGTTGACTCTACATTATGGGAAAGCAAATCAGAAACAAAAGAAAACAAAGTCATAGATACTGTAAACTTGCCGCCTTTGAAGTACAATGCACAATTATCTTTATACTTGTTTTTAAGTATTGTTTTCTGCGTATTAAGTGTTGCTGAGAAATTAGCAAACTCTAATGCTTTTTCTAAAGCATCTTCCATAGTTATACTCCTAGTTAATTGTATAACTATTTAATCTTATAGGTTGTCTGTATTGTTGAAAGTTGGCGCTGGAATATTAACGCTGTTAGAGTTATTCGGCCTATTTAATTGAGCTGTACTGCTTGTAGTTGCTGTAACTGCTTCATCAAAATTTGGATTTGGACCTTTATCTTCGTTGAATGTAACTCTAAATGTAAGAACTGCTCCGCTTTTTCTTGCTTCAATCAAATAATCATTTGCTGAATACGCTGATGCTGTTTTGTTAAAAATAGTTGTAAAACTTCCTGGCAAATTTGCATAACCAAAGTTTGTACCAACTGATCCATTACTTGTGGTTGATCTACCAAATATAACTGTTCCAACACTTGTCATTAAGTTACGCCAGTCATTGTTGATAGTACTATTTCCTGAACCAATAGATCCACTTAAATTAATAGTTCCGCCTGCATTAAAAAATACACGCATATGATCTGCACCACTGATAGTTGTTGTTGTGCCATCACCATTAGTAACAGAATATCCGCCAAACGTTACTGTAAATGAATGATTAATATCATCTGACCAACTTGAACTTCTACTACTAGATGTTCCTGCTTGTAGGCCTAATTGGTTAGATGCCGCACTTAATCTTGATGCTTGACAGGTTGTACTAAGAGTTTCGTATTGTACATAACCTTCTTTTGTAGTTGTATTAATATCCTCAACTGTATCTCCAACACTTGGTTCTGCAATTTCACTTGGTACTGATCCTGTTTGATGCAGTCTAATCTTTGTCATATCAGTGAACAAATTAGTCATGTCTTGAGCTGTAATCGTTGCTCCTACTGGAACTGTTTGACTTGCTCTTGCTTGTCCATAACCTTCGTCACCTGATCCTAGACCGATAACTGCCGCAATTCTTGCTTGAATAATGTTGTACCGCGCCGCGGTAATTGTGTCGCCTACTGCCATAATACTTCCTTTTTAATACTTATACTTTAAGTACACACTCGATAAGTTTTTCTGACTCATCTGTACTAGATTCTAAAGCTATTCCTACTAATGCTGTAGTTTGTACTGTTGAGCATACTCCATCTTCCCAAGCATAAACTGCTTCGCCCTTCTTAACAACTCCTTTGCAACGTACTGGCACACGACCTTTGAGACCAATTGCTTGTCCTTCTGCTTCACTGTTCATTAAGTAAGCAGGTTCTGCTGAAACAACACCAATTGGCATTGAACTAGATTTTGCACTTACAACTTCGTGATCATTTTCGTCACCAAAGTCTACTGCAACTGCTGTTCCCACTGGGTATTCTTCTGCTGTTGTATATTTTTCTGCCAAGTCAGCATATCTTGCACTTGTTGAAACACCATTAAACACGTTTGCGGAAATGTTACCGCTTGAGTCACGCACTGCAACTGTATTGTTTGTTGGGTTAACATCACCTGTTCTGTAATTACTGCCAACTTGTAGTGCAATGGCTTGTGTTGCTAATCCATTAAATGAAGTTGCATACATGTTTCTCCATTTATAGTTTGCATCTCCAATATCATATGTTGTAGTAGATGTTGGAATTAACCCTGCCGCTTGAATATGGAATGGTTCTGTTGTTACACCACCTGATGATTTTACTTTAAATCTAATTTTTTGTCCAACTGTATTGTCAATAACACCTTCATCGCCTGATCCTGATGTATCAATAAACACTGCTAAGTCATTTGCCGCACCTACTGTGAATCCAGCATCAGCAAATCTAACAATACTGTTAAAGTTCGCCGCACCTGCTAGTGCGTAATCACTTGCATCAACTCCGCCTAGTTTTTCTGCATTTGTAGCAGTACCATGGAACCTATGTGCTGAACTTGTTATACCGTTTGTCGAACTTGTTGTGTTTCTTAGAGTAAGTCCTTGACGAACTACATCAAAACCAGTAATGGCATTGGCTGGATCTGTTGTATCAATAGTAAATTCTGCGTTGCTTACAATAAACACAACGCCATCGTCGACTGTACCTTTAATAATTGTTCTATTAACTTGATTGTTGTCACGTACTTGTGCAGTAACCATAGCACTTACAGTTTCGCCTATGGACTGTGGACCAATTAGGACAAATCCACCGTCAGCGTTTTGTGCATATAGCTGGTTGTTGCCGCTATCCCACCAAAAATCACCTGTTGTTAAACCAACTGGTTGAGTAGTACCTACTTCTGCACCACCTGTTGTTCTAAATTTTGTTCCGTCATAGAACTTTAATTTCTTTAATGAACTGTCAAACCAAACTTGTCCAGATAGTGGACCTGCTGGCTGATTTGCACTAGAAAAGTTTTCTAGTAAATGGACAAAGTTTTCGTTTTGGATCTCACCGTAACCAGCATAGTTCTTACCTACTAATTTAAGCGAAGTACTTTGGTCAATGGTGCCGTCCTCAACAGTAGTTAACTGTGCTCCATTTGTTAAATTTATTACGTATGCCATTTATTAACCCCTAATTGTGTTATATGTATTTATATCAAAGCGCCTGGAGTCAAGTCTTGCACATAACCCCATGCTCCGTCGTTAATTCTAAATAATTTAAGTGTTCTAGATACCGTAGATGTAATATTACCAGTAGCATCATTAAACGTAGCACTTTGTATAACACTTACAGAGCCATCATCGTTTCCGCTGTTGTCTTTTTGCTGTACAAGTATTAAACTTTCGTTGAATGCTGTATTCAAAGCAGATCCAGTAAGTGTTGCTGTAGCACCTGTAGTAGTTGTACAGTGTACTCTAGCTTCAGTTCCGTTCTGTTTTGTACTTGCAGGAGCAATATCATTCAAAATTGTAGCAATATTTGTATGCTGTTGTGTAGTTCCTGCTGTTCCTAGCCCTGTTACGTCTAGTGCTAGTGATAAAACTTCTAAATTTATACTACTATCAACATATGCTTTTGTTGCTACGTCTTGATCTGCTGTTGGATCTGCAACATTTCTAATTTGTCTTGGTGTCACTAAGTTAATATTGCCAGCCGCTGTTATATTCATGCCGTTACCAGCACCATCTACAGTGGTTGTAGATAAAGCATTTCCACCTGTAAAGGCAAAGCTACCTATATTAGCATCTGATAATGCACCTAGTGATGTTAATCCTGGTGCTGATGAACCTGTAATAATGTCAACTCCGTCAAATTTAAGAGAACTTGCTCCAGTTAAGTTAACACTTACATTAGATGTCCATGAGTTTGTATTGTTACGCCATAAAAATTCTTTATTACCATTAGATGATGCTACTATAATACCTGCTTGATCAACTGCTGTATCGTCAAGTAGTGTACTATCATCACCCTTTGCTAATTCAATACTTTTA